TGCTCGTCTAAACTCAGTATCTGATATCGTAGCAAGTGGTTTGGTGTGGGTGCCTGCTACACGGTGGGCAGAAGAGGTAGTTGAGGAGATTGCTGGATTTCCGTTTATGAGCCATGATGACTTAGTTGACTCAACGGTCATGGCACTCATGCGCTTCAGGCAAGGTGGCTTTATACGGCTACCGACAGACGAGCCTGAAGAACAAAGATACTTTAAGTCGCGGCGGGGCGGCTTCTACTAGAGATTTATTATGGCTATTGAAAAAGGACTATACGCTGCCCCTGAAGGCATGGACGAAGAGCTGATGGACGATATGCCAGACGCAGACCTTGAGATTGAGATTGTAGACCCAGAAATGGTCACTATGAGTGATGGTAGTGTTGAGATCACAATTATCCCTGACGCAAATATATCAGACATGGTGTCGTTTGATGCGAACTTAGCGGAAGGGCTGGACGACGGACAGCTTAACGAGTTAGCCGATGATCTAGTAGGTCTGGTAGACGCCGACATCGAAAGCCGTAAAGACTGGGCCGATACCTTTGTTAAAGGTTTAGATGTGCTTGGGTTCAAGTACGAAGAGCGCACTGATCCGTGGGAAGGCGCGTGCGGTGTGTATTCTACAGTTCTTGCTGAAGCAGCTATACGCTTCCAAGCAGAAACTATGTCTGAGACGTTTCCCGCCGCTGGCCCTGTACGGGTCAAGATCATTGGTGTGGAGGATAAGGACAAAGAAGAGGCAGCAAACCGCGTAAAAGCTGATATGAACTATGAGCTTACTGAGCGCATGGTGGAGTACAGGCCCGAACATGAACGCCTGTTATACAGCCTTGGCTTAGCTGGTAGCGCATTTAAGAAGGTCTACTTCGACCCGAATCTAGGCCGACAAGTGGCTATCTATATACCTGCTGAAGACGTAGTGGTGCCCTACGGTGCGTCACACATTGAAACAGCAGAACGTGTTACGCACATTATGCGTAAGACTAAGAACGAACTGAAGAAACTACAGGCAGGGGGGTTCTACCGAGAAGTAGACCTTGGCGACCCTGTGCCATACCACACCGATATTGAGAAGCGTAAAGCTGAAGAGGGTGGGTACTCGCTGAATGACGACGACCGTTTCAGCCTATATGAAGTACATGCCGATCTTGTTATTGATGGTATTGATGATGAAGACGACATTGCCAAGCCTTACGTCGTTACACTAGAGCGTGGTACCAACGAGATTCTCGCTATACGCCGAAACTGGAACCCTGATGACAGCTTACAGTTAAAGCGTCAGCACTTCGTACACTACGTGTATGTGCCGGGATTTGGGTTCTATGGGTTAGGTCTGATTCACATTATTGGTGGGTATGCCCGTGCAGGAACGTCGCTCATACGACAGCTTGTAGACGCTGGCACACTCTCTAATTTGCCGGGCGGACTGAAAGCTCGTGGGTTACGCATCAAGGGTGATGACACGCCGATTGAGCCGGGGGAGTGGAAAGATGTAGACGTACCGTCTGGAGCTATCCGCGACAACATCATGCCGTTGCCGTACAAAGAGCCAAGCCAGACTCTACTCGCATTGTTGAATCAGATCACGCAGGAGGGCCGTAGGCTGGGCGCTATCAGTGACATGAACATTTCGGACATGTCAGCAAACGCCCCTGTAGGGACTACTCTGGCGCTGTTAGAGCGCACTTTGAAGCCTATGGCTGCTGTACAAGCGCGTGTCCACTACGCGATGAAGCAAGAGTTTAAGTTACTCAAAGCGATCATGGCGGAACATGCGTCAGAAGAGTATTCGTATGAGCCGATCAGAGGCGAGGTAACTGCCCGTGTAGCAGATTATATGGCTGTAGATGTCATACCTGTAAGCGACCCGAACAGCTCTACAATGGCTCAGCGTGTTGTGCAGTACCAAGCGGTGTTGCAGATGGCGCAGTCTGCACCGCAGATATATGACCTGCCGCAGCTTCACAGGCAGATGATTGAGGTATTGGGGGTAAAGAACGCCGATAAACTCGTACCAACTACGGACGATATACGGCCAACCGACCCAGTAAGCGAGAACATGAACAACTTGAATGGTAAGCCTATGAAGGCGTTTATCTATCAAGACCATGACGCTCATATGGCCGCACACCAAGCGTTTATGAAAGACCCTATGATTGCTCAAGTAATGGGGCAGAATCCTCAAGCACAGCGTATGGCTGCGGCGTTACAGGCACATATAGCGGAGCACTTAGCGTTTAAGTACCGCAAGGAAATGGAAACCAAACTAGGTGCGCCACTACCTAATCCAAACGCAGAACTACCAGAAGATATGGAAGTTAATCTAGCCCGCCTTATGGCGCAGGCTGGTACGCAGTTGTCACAGCAGAATCAACAGCAAGCAGCGCAACAACAAGCGCAGCAAAAAGCTCAAGATCCTGTTGTACAAATGCAGCAAGCTGAACTGCAAATTAAGCAGCAGGATCTACAACGTAAGGCTCAGAAAGACCAGATGGACTCTCAAGCCAAGCAAGCAGAAATCGCGCTCAAAGCGCAGGAGAACCAAGTAGATGCACAGGTTCAGCAGGCTGAACTAGCAATCAAACAGCAAGAGTTGCAAATAGATGCTCAGAAAGCCGGTGCAAAACTTGCCGCAGATCGTCGTAAGGACAACACCAAGCTAGACCTTGACTTACTCAAGACGATAAAAGATTCCAATAAAGAAAGAGGCCAATAATGGCTAAAACCGTCTTTGACGTGCTTAAAGAAAAAATCGAGGCCGACAGAGCCTCTGCACTACAATTTCTAGGTGGTGGGGGAGCTAAAGACTTCTCCATGTACAAAGAAACCACAGGTTTGATTCGAGGTCTCGAAGCCTGTCTTGGTCATGTAGAAGACCTCTCGCGAAACTTGGAGTATGATGATGAGTGAAGCTGTTGACACAGTTGAAACTACTGAAGAAGAGATGGAGGCACAGCTACCTACACCTGTCGGGTATAGGGTATTAGTTGCACTGCCGCAGGTCGAAGAAACCTTTGACGGCACTAACCTACTCAAAACGGATACACAGAAAAATCAAGAACATGTCATGTCTATCATTGGCCTTGTGGTCGATATGGGCAATGAAGCCTATGGCGATGCAGAAAGATTTCCTACTGGGCCTTGGTGTAAGCAAGGTGACTATGTAATGTTCCGTGCTAACTCAGGCACAAGATTTAAGGTTGATGGCTTAGAGTATCGTTTGATGAATGATGACTCAATTGAAGCCGTTGTAGCAGACCCCCGTGGTGTATCACGAGCGTAAGGAAATAAAATGCCGTTTCAAAAAGTAGAATTTAGCTTCCCTGATGAAGAAAAAGACGACGTTGTAGAGATTGAGGAAACAGGTGAGGTCGAGATTGACCTATCAGGTAAGAAGACTGCGGATGAGTATGCAGACACTATTGCTGAGCCTGAAGCAAAGGTTGAAGAGCCAGCCGAAGAGCTTGACATCGAAGTCGTTGACGATACTCCGAAGGCTGACCGTAACCGTAAGCCATCTGAACCGCCGTCTAATGTCACAGACGAAGAGCTTGAAGGGTACTCCGAAAAGGTGCGAAACCGCATCAAACACTTCAGTAAGGGGTACCATGACGAGCGCCGTGCAAAGGAATCCGCAGAGCGAGAGCGGCAAGAGTTAGAAAAATTAGCTCAACGTCTCGTTGAAGAGAACAAGACTCTGAAAGGGGATGTAGGTAACACACGAGAAGCGTTGCTTGAACAAGCCAAGCTCGTGGTTGACTCTGAACTTAACGGAGCAAAAATTGCGTACAAAGAAGCCTATGAAAGCGGAGATGCTGATAAGCTATTAAACGCGCAAGAACATCTAACTACTGCTAAACTGAAAGCAGATAAGTTAGATAATTTCAAACTGCCTTCTTTACAAGAAGAAGTAACTGAGGTACAAGAACCTCAACCCACCCCACAACGGGTGCGTGATCCGAAAGCAGAGGCATGGGTAGAAGAAAATTCTTCTTGGTTCCATGTTGATGACGAGATGACAGCATACGCTATGGGGTTGCACCAAAAATTGGTTAAGAGTGGGGTAAACCCACAAAGTAACGAATACTACGAGACAATTGATGCTCGTATGCGAAAAGTATTCCCAGAAGAGTTTGAGGACGTTGTAGAGCAGCCAGAAGCGCCGGAGCCACGAAAGCAATCAGCTAACGTTGTCGCCCCTGCCACGCGAAGCACCGCACCAAACAAAGTAAAGCTCACCAAAACACAGGTGGCTCTTGCTAATAAACTTGGGGTACCGTTAGAAGAATACGCCAGACAGGTTGCATTAGAAATGAGGAACGGATAATGGCTGATAACAGAATTAAGCGTGATGCTGACACTCGTGAAACGAAGACTCGCACTAGATCATGGCAGCGACCAGAGGTACTACCCTCTCCTACGCCAGAAGATGGGTACGACTTTCACTGGGTTCGCGTAGCTACGCAAGGTCAGGTAGATGCTACAAACGTTTCTTCAAAACTGCGTGAAGGTTGGGAGCCTGTAAAGGCCGCAGATCATCCTGAAATTACTATGGTTACTGTCGAAAACGAAAGGTTCGCTGATAATGTAGTAATTGGTGGTTTGATGCTGTGTAAAGCTCCATCAGAGTTAGTTCAAGAGCGTACCGATTATTATAATCAGCAAACTCGCTCGCAGATGGACTCTGTAGACAACAACCTGATGCGTGAAAATGATCCGCGTATGCCTATATTTAACGACAGAAAAACAACTGTGTCGTTTGGTAAAGGCGGTTAATCTTAAATTAGGAGTCCATTAACATGGCTACAACTGCTGCACCTTACGGGCTAAAGCCTGTAAAACGCGCTGACGGACTACCGTATGCTGGCGCGACTTCCTCGTACCTCATCGACCCCGCTGGGGAAGGTACCAACATCTTTTATGGGCAAGTAGTTCATATCGGTGCTGACGGGTACATTGCGTTGTCAACAGCTACTGGTGCCGACGGCACTACTAACGCACTTCCTGCTGGAACCACTTTGACGGGTTCTTTGGGCGTGTTTGTTGGTTGTTCATACATCAATGCTCAAGGGCAACAAATCTACGGTCAATACTACCCAAGCGGCACCACTGGTGTTGTTGAGGCGTATGTTGTAGATGATCCGAACGTACTGTTCCAAGCTCAACTGGATGGCGCTGCTGACCAGTCTGACATTGGTGCTAACACGTTCTTTGCTGCTGCTCAGTCTACCTCTACTGGTTCTACCACGACGGGTAACTCTAC